CGGATCACGACTCCGCGTCGTTCGACTCGGAGTCGTGATCCGGCGGTGTGACCTGCTTGAGCTTCCCGGAATAGACGATGGGTCGCCCGAAAGCGTTCCCGTCTACGTCCAGGGGCTGCTTGGTGACGACGACCGTAGCCTTCCCCGCTAGACCCAGCAGCTTGTGAACCTGCTGGTGGTCCCGCGAGAGGTCGTAGAGGCGCGATACCGTCAAGTTGTTGACGGTCTGCGACCCTCCGAGTGACACGTGCGGCGCCATACCACCCGGCTTGTACTTCAACTCGTCCGAGTCGACCTCGCCGCCTGAGAACTTGTCCCAGACACCGAAGTCCTCCCCGTTCACCGCGACGGTTACGCTGTACTGATCTTCACGGCTCAATTAGCTCACCGCCTCCGTCACTCTGGTCTTGACGAGCTCCAACACGACGAGCTCCGCGAAGGGAGACATCTTCAGCGAGATGACCGCCTTCAGCTGCCCGTCCGCGATGGTGCTGTCGGTGTTGACTTGCGGGCCGACGTTCACGTTGAACGCCTCCTGCGGCGTGGCCCCGTAGAGGGACCCGGCCTCGTAGTAGGGGAGCAACATCCCGGCTAGCTCCCCTCCGTACTGCGCGATCTTCCTCCGCTGCCCGTCCAGCTGAGCCAGCACGTACCGCTCAGCAATCTCTCCGCCCTTGGCCTGGATGGCCATGAAGAGCCGGACGTTGGCGAGGTTGATCCAGTTGGCGTCGTTGACCGGGTCCGTCAGGGTCCGGTAGCCGTACAGCCGCACCCCTCCGTAGATGATCCGGAATACGTCCACGCCAGCTGTGTTGAGCGTGTCCCGCTGGGTGTCGGTCCAAGCCGCCTGCGAGAGGCCGACCGCGTAGACCGCTTGCCCGTTGGCGCCCGCCGCTGGGACGTTCGGCGAGTTGCCCGCCGCGTCCGACCTTGACATCAGGCCGGCAGCCAGCGCGGAAGGCGGAACCGTCCGCGTGGTGTTGGGCAGGATACCCGGGATGATCACCCATGGGGCGAAGATGGCTCCGTAGCGGTGTGTGCTCAGAGCCCGGAGCGCGACTGCCTCCGTCGTCAGAGTCGCTACGGTGACCGTGTCCGCCGAGTCCATCAACGCCACCCGTCCCTGCGCCGCAGCGTGCGCTTGCAGCTGCGTGTGGGCGGTGGTGGTGGTCCGTCCCGGATAGGAGACTTGGCCAGGGCCAAGGTCCCGGGTGAACTTGTCCAGCGCGGCCTGCCACTGCGTGTCTGTGGCGTTGGTCCGGTCGTCGGTGCCGGTGGCCAGTGCCTGCGCAGCGATCGGGACGGGATCGTTTGTGGAGGCTCCCTGGACGATGTTGATGTATTGGCTCTGCTGCCCGTAGGCTACGGCTGCCGCCGTATCCGCCAGGTCACCGGAGACTTCGTTGACCGTGGCGTCGGTTACGTCCGTGACGGTGATCACGAACGTGCCGCCTACGGAGCCAACTGAGATGGCAACCCGGAGGTTGTTGCCCCAGTCGCCCGCGTTCTTCGCCTGGATGATCAGCGACGTCGCTGCCGCGTTGTCCAAGAAATTCTTGAACGCGATCACCGGAGCGGGACCGAGCACCCGGGAGATGTAGGCTTTGGAGCCTCCCTCCCGGAAGTACGTCTCGACCGCGTCGTACAGGATGCTGTAGGAGACGCGGTTGCCGAACTTCGTGATGAAGTCGGACAGGCTCTGGATGAGGGTCGGCACGGCCGGTCCTCTATCCGAGAGGCCACAGGCGAACCACACGCCAGTATCCGTCGGCGCATTGCGCGGCTGCGGAGTCTCACGCGTGACTACGGATGTGCCAGGACGAGGAGTCGCCATTAGCCATCACCCTCCTTCTTCTTGCCGCCGGACTTCTGGGCCTCTACGGGCACCAGCTGTCCGTCTTCGATCAGAGCCGCGTTGTGCGGCTCGTTTTGGTCATCGTTGCTCAGCGTAACCTGCTCGCCAGGCTCAACGGTTCGGCCGGAGGCAAGGTCGGTCACATGAGTCCCGATGAACGTGAAGTCAGTCATTGACTGCCCTCCAGTTCGAACGTATTGGATACGTGCTCCAGGTCCGGCACAACACTATCCGGAGGATATGGGTCGTGATGATCCACGAGGACCTCATCCGGGCCTAGCTTGGCGTTGGTTACGTCTGCAACCTCTACCACGAACACTTGCCGCGCGGCAGCCAAACTCCGGCTGTCCTCCGACGGCAAGTCATCGTACCTCTCGTCGGTCCAATCCACGCCCAGGGCCTGGCCTCCTAAAGACCTGTGCTGAAGGAGCGTCGCCCGGATGGCGGCGGAGTAGATGCCGGCGATGTTTCGCGTCGCCCTCTCCGTACTTGCGGAGACGACAACCGCGACTCCCAGGGCCCACTTGGCGCGGTAAGCGCCGGAGCCGTCCTTGATGGGCGGCTCCGCGAGCCCTGGACAGATTAGAAGCACCGTGGGCAATTGATCCTCCGGCCACTTCTCAAACTCGTTGATCCGCGTCCAAGCGCGGATGTGCGGAAGGCTCTTGCTGTCCAACCCTAGTTGCCGCTCCATCTCCGCCAGATAGGTAGGAGTCCACAGCTTCAGGAAGTCCTCCGCCATGTCCTCTATCTGGCCGGCATGCTTGATGGTTCCGAACAACTCAGTCATCAGACCTTCCCCGTCATGATGAAGCGTTGGAGTACCTTGGGGATGCTACGCTTGTCCACCTTGGTAAAGTCGAAGACCCTCCGCTTGGGCATGCGCGAAGTCCCATGCTGGTGGAAGGCTAGATACTCCAAGTCAGCCCCCAGGACTAGGAAGCTGTCCGTGACATGGAGCACTTGATGGTCCGCTCCCCGCCGCGTGAGCGCGTTCCGGAGCGCGAGCGTAGCGTGGAGGATGCGCGGGTCCAGGTTGGCCCGGGCCTTCGCCTCTACGGTAGACTGCGCCAACGGTGCCCACTTGCCGGAGGGTCCGCGTCCTCCCTGCGAGTTGAACTGCGCGAGCTGTATCCTGAAGATGTCGTCCGCGATGGCGCTGAACGCGGGACGCGCGTCGTGCGCCCGGTCGCCGAACCGGAGGAGCTCGCGGCTGATCAGGGTCTCGCCCGCTATGGAGAAGTCGATCCTCATGTCACCAGTTGGTCTGCCATCCAACCATCCCGCCTACGTCCTCCGGGAAGGCCCACGATGGATAGCCCTCGTCTTGCGCCATCCCGGGCTCCGCGCCCTCCTCTATGGAGGCGATCAGCGCCTTGAGCCCCGCGTTGTACAGGCGCTCATAGGCCGCATACGGAGACTTGTCCGAGCGGACCTGCTCCGGGAAGTAGCTCAACTCGATCAGCATGGCCGCCCGGAGCACCACCAGGCTGCGCGCCTTGGCAGCCGTATCCCCGGGGAATGTCACGCCCACTTCGCCGGTCAAGTCTCCTACGGCGGCGGTGATCAACGCCTGCGCTCCGGCGGCGGTCGGCCGGGTAGCGTCCGTGAACGTCCCTAGCTCGTTGCCGCTGTCATCCTTGGTACGGGCGCGCAGGAGGTTGCCGACCTCCGCTACGTCCGGGACGATGTCGCCCGGGACGTCAATGTCGATCCCCGGACCGATGGTGATCAGGATGGCGTCCGCCCACGGGACTCCGGCGGCTGATGGCGCGTCCCAGACCACCAGGACGAACGTGGTGTCGGTAGGCGTAGGCGCAACCAGCGTGGCCGTGTAGAGCCCCGGGACCTCCGCCGACTCCTCCACCGCCGTGGTACGCGGGATGAGCTCGGTGTCGGGCGGGTCTATGACGCGCACCCCCAGGTCCGTCATCCCAACGCTGGCCTCCGCTAGGAATACCTTGAACGGTTGGCCAGCGCGGACCTTGATAGCGTCGCTGACGTGCGGGACTGAGGTGGTAACAAGTAGCTCCTCCACCCAGGACTCTGCGCCTGCTTTCCAGGCCAGCAACATAATGGAGTCCGAACTAGGCGAAGGAGCTACCATGTCCGCTTTGGTGTACACTCCGGGCACGTCGGACGACTCTACGATGCCCGCGTTAGTAGCTGGCACCACGACGGTGTCCGGCGGATCAACTATCTCAACGGTCAAGGTCGACCCCAGCGCGGGCGGAGCCTCCGCTAGGACCGCCTCAAACGTCTGCCCAGACTGTACCCACTTCACGACTCTGACGCTCCGTTCGCGCTCCCGCGTGCGGTGCGCTCTATGAGGATGACTTCGATCCTGGCGGCGATGTTCGCCTCGTCCGCCAACCGCCAGAACTCCGCCTCGCCCTCCGCGATCTCAGTCTGGCGCTGCTTGTACGACTTCCACTTCTTGCCACCCTCCTCGTACTCCCCTTCCGGGCTGGCGATGGGCATGTCGATCGGCCCATTGGGAGTGTTGATGGTGACAACGGCCGGGTCCGTCTCCTTGTCCCGGTTCTTGATCCGCTTGTGCTCCAGGCGGATGCTCTGGAGCCGGAGGTCGGCGAGCGAGTCCGCGTACTCCTCCGCCAACTGAAGGTCTGAGAGTGGGTTGAGCGCCTTCTCCAAGACGCGCTCCCTCCTCCGGTTCTTGCTCTGGGATTGAGATGGCATTGCGCTCCCTCCTTACGAGGTCTTGCTAGCGTAGGCTGGCGTGTAGTGGATGGTGCCGTTGATGTTGTGCTTGATCCAGGCGGTGACGGTGCCCGGGCTCGTCTTGGTCGTCCCTGCATCAACAGCCTTGTGCGTTCCAATAGCGGCATCGAAACGGAACACCGCCGCGTCCGTGATGGTGGAGGAGCCGGAAGGGTTCTGCACGTCTATGTAGTTGTGACGCGCCACCGTGAACGCTCCGGTGTAGTCCGGGTCTAGCGCGAGCGAGCCCACAAAGCCGTCGTTGATGCCGGCGGCGATGGCTTGGCTCCGCTCTAGCTCTAGCGTGGGCGTGAGGTGGTCTATGGTCGGGCTCCCGGCTACGCCTCCCGTGGCGCCTAGCTTCATGACGCCTGCAAGCCGGAGCTCGTCGAGGAGCCCCAGAGTCCGGATCGCCACCGCTCCGTTTGTCAGGGTGCCTGTAAAGGCGGAGCCGCCCGCGTCC